AGTTCGTCCTCAGAACTAATCAATCCAGCCTCTATAGCGTATAACTCGATTATTTCTAGGAATGTTTCGTTATTGTATTTTGTACTCATATTTTTAGGTTTTAGGTTTATAGGTTTTATAGGTTTATTTAGCAGTCATTACATTAATAGCTAATGCAACGGTAAATATAAGGACCAAAGTCCAGGGCAAATGAATTAGTATTTGATGGATCATATTTATAGGTTCTAGGTTAAAAAATCTCAGCAATCGAGATAACGATAAACTACCTATATAATACAAACTGTCAATACATTGGTTTAAGTTTGTTAATATTTTATTATTTGTATTATAATAAATCAGTATTAAATTGTTAATTATGAGTAAGATACGAGCTAGTAATTTAAGTCCTGATAACATTGTATCATGGTTCGCGGTTAACGGTAGTAATCAGCTTAATGACGTTCAGAAAGCTTTGATTTTAGCTAAATTGGGAGTTAGGCCTAAGACCAAAATTAATAAACAAGATTCAATAATCATAACCTGGGTGTATTGCCAAGATAGACAATTAACAGGGGATATAATGAGACAGATTGCTAGCATAATAAAAAGCCACAAGGAAATGACTAAAACCGAGCTAATTAAGATCTGCGAAACTAAATTAGACTGCAGGGGTACTATATATAATAGCGTTACTAATTGCATAAAAGTGCTTAAACATCGGGGGATTGTTAAAGTCAAATATAGTTAGTTTGCCTATAAATAGGGAGAGCTTTGTTGTTTGTTGTTTTGAGTGGAGTTGTGTTGGTGGGGTGACCATGACTCATGTACAGCACCGCCCGCAATAATCTAATCATGTCGATACAACCACGCATTAATCCACTGATTCAAGGTAAACATTTAAGGTAATGAGAATGTATATTTCCATTACCTTAAACTGATTCTCAATGGTTTACGTAACTGTTTTTTTATTCTTGTTTGTATTACCTGGACAGCAGGGGGTAGGGGGGGGAATCGCACTTTCGCAACTCGTCTACCGCACCCCAACTCCCACAAAACCAATTTTAAAAACCTAATCAAAACCAAAACCAATTTGACAAAGTTAATCAAAACTTCTACATATAAGTTTATATGAGTAAGTCTATTATAACAATTTGTTAAGAAATTGTGTATGCCTGAATACGAAGAGTTTAGTCCTAGTAAGGAGTTGGAGGATAAGTTAGCTAAGTTAGCAGGTGTTAAGGTTAAGCAGAGTGGTGGTAGACGTGAAGGATCTGGACGTAAGAAGAAGGATGGTAGTAATCCTAAGCCTATAAAGCCAGAGAAGCCTAAGAAGGTTAATTTAGTTAAGAAGGCAAAAGAGAGTCCTAGATTAGATCATAGTGTGGATAGTTTGTTAAGTAACAGACCAGCTAAACAAGAAACCAGTCGTGGTCATTTAACGAAGGGTGAGGTTATTAAGAGTGTAGCAGATAAGTTAAATGCTATGGGTTTTGATCCTGTTTTAAATATGGTGGATATGTTTAAGAATCCTGATGTGTATGGATTAGAGGGTAAGGATTTAATTAGGATAAACTCTGATTTAATTAAGTATGTCCATCCATCACAGAAAGCTATCGAGAAGAAAGAGAGCAAAGAGTATACTATTAATGTTGTCCGAAAGAATTATGTTTTAGATGACAATGGTAAAGTTATTGATATATGAAATATGCTATAGGTGATCGTGTATGGGTGTTAGATCCTGAGTTATGTAATATAGAGTTTGAGGTATTTTGTTATGATACAGGTATGTATCGTTTAATGGATAAGGTTAATAGAGTTAGTATTGATGTGGAAGAGGATGAAATTGTTAAGAGTGTTTAATATATTACGAGATAGGTTTGAGTTAAAAAAGAAGGTTCGGTTTTTAGAAACTGAGCTGGCGGTTGTATTAGGTAAGGTATTTGAAAGAGATCGTGAAATACGTAAGTTGCGTAAAGTTATTGAGAGTTATAAGAATCAAGGTTGGAGATTACATATAGATGATTAAGTATCGGATTAAGCGAGATGTTCAAAGTCCTGTTTTTATGGTTGATGACATACAGAAGGATAAGGGTTTAATGAAGATTATAGATAACTTTAGCATCCAGATGTATTTTAATAATGATGGCGGTGGTGGTTTGTTTATGGAGGTTGCCGAAAAGCATTTAGGTGAGATGGAGGATATTATGGAAGAATTTATGACTCGTGATTTTGTATTAGGTTGGAGAGGTAAGGTTTAGTTTGGATATTACCGTTCCTTACAATTGGCATCCGAGGGGTTATCAATTACCTGCTTGGGATTATTTTATTAATCAGTCTGGTCGGTTTGGTATGTTCCAATGGCATAGACGAGCAGGTAAGGATTTGTTCTGTATTAATTTAATTGCATCTAAGATAGTAGAACGTCCAGGTGTTTACTGGCATATATTTCCTAGTAGGGAACAAGCGATCAAAGGTATATGGGAAGGACAGACTAAAGAAGGTAGAAAGTATTTAGACCATTTTCCTCCTGAGTTAATAGATCATGTCTATGAAACGCAGAAGATGATTAAGTTCAAGAACGGTTCTATCTATAGATTGGTTGGTGCGGATAGTGATGGATTAGTCGGTGCTGGACCTGTCTTTGTTGTATTGTCTGAGTTTCCATTAATGGGTTCTAGCACTTGGCAATATTTAAGTCCTATGTTGAACGAGAATGGTGGTGGTTGTTGCATGATCTTTACACCTAGAGGTAAGAATCATGCGATTAAATTATACGAAGCTTGGGAACGTGAAGGTTTAAGTAACGGTTACTTTACACAGAAACTTACTATTGAGGACACTAAAGCAGATACAGGTTGGGATTTAGAGGAGTTATTGCGTAGAGAACGTCTTAACGGAATGACTGAGGAAAAGATACAGTCAGAATATTATTGCGATAGTGATGCACCGATTGAGGGTAGTTATTATAGTGAGGTGTTAAATAAGATAGAAAAAGACAACCACATAAAAGATATTCCCTGGGAAAGTAACTTAGAGGTAAACACTGCATGGGATGTCGGTATAAACGATTTTACAGCTATCTGGTTTTATCAACAGTATGGTAGTGAAATTAGATTTATAGATTTTATTATGGAGAAGAACAAAGACATCTCGTTCTTTATCAAAGCAGTAAAAGAAAAACCATACATTTATAATAGGCATTACGTTCCACATGATTTAAAGCAACGTAGAGATACAGGTGCTGGTCATACTACAACTAGGATTGATATGGCTAGGGATCTTGGGTTACGTATGACTCCATTGGTCAGAGAGAGTAAAGACGAAGGTATAGATCGGGCTAGAGCTTTGCTGTATCGTAGTTATTTTGACAAAAAGAAATGTGAGCATGGATTAGATTGTCTAAGGGCATATCATAGACAGTGGGATGACATGGCAGGGACATTTGTAGACCATGATGTGCATGATTGGGCAAGTGATGCAGCGGATGCTTTTAGGTATGCAGCACAAAGTATTCGTAGAGTAAGAGATGAATCTGGTGGTAAGAAAAGACAATCTAAAGTGAAAAGTGTGTATGAATTACTACATTGACTTTAAATAACTTGTGAATAACTGTTAATTATTATGGATAGAGATACAGCATATAATTTATCGGGTGCAACAACACGTAACGCAAGAACTGGTCGCACAAATCGTAACGCTATAGAAGTTATTGAAGAATATGCAAAAAGCAAAGGTCTTACTGTAGATTATAACAAATACATTAATACTACAATAAACGATTCTGCTGGAGCTACAAATAGATTTGATAACATCTATTTAAGTGGATCACGATTACAAGGTGAGCCTGGACGTATGGATGCTTTTCTTAAATCTAATACTCCACCACCTGCACCTGCTCCTACACCTACACCTACTTATTCTGCACCTTCTGCACCACCAGCACCTACAGTTGCGAGTGCATCTTCGGTAAATGAGGTAAGGGAATCTGATAAAAGACGTAAAGGTTTCCAATCTACCTTACTAAGCAAAGGGCAAAATCCAAAAAGAACTAGGTCAAGAAGTAAGCAGCAAGAAAGTAAAATGAGACAAGGGAAACCTAGTTACGGTGAAACAACTAAAAAAACATTGCTAGGTAGTGCATCGTGAACGAAGAACGCTTAATAGACTATTTACATAAGGACCTTCAAACACTTAAAGGTGATAGAGGTTTATGGAATCAAGACTTACAAGATGTTGTCAGATATATACGTCCAGGAACAAGCGATTTTTTAAGAAACCTAACTCGTGGTGAATCAAGGCATTACGAGATTTATGATGGAACTGCTTTATGGGCATTAGAGCAATTTGCATCTGGACTACATACATACAACACATCTCCTACTGATCGTTGGTTTAGTTTATCTACTAGCGACACTAATTTAATGGAGGACGAGTCTGTAAGAGAATGGTTAGAGTCTGTTAGCGATACTATATTTAGGGAACTTAGCAAACCTAATGTTGGGTTTAATCAATCAATGCACGAATGCTATTTAGACCTTGGAGCATTAGGCACGTCTATTATATACGAAGAGTTTGATATTAAACGAGATCAGTTAGTGTTTAGAACAATACCACTAGCTCATTGCTATATAAGAGAAAACCATCTTGGTATGGTTGATACTTTGTATAGAGAAATGGAAATGACTGTTAGGCAAATACTACAGAAGTTTCCTAAAATTAGAAACAATGAGAAGCTTAAAACAATGCGTCAGCATGATAAGCTTACAATATCTCATTCTGTTTTCCCATCACAGGACGAAACAGGACAGAAGTTGTCTGAGTCAAAAGACTTTGTAAGTTTTTGGTTTTGTAAGAAGTTAGACGATGGCATAACTAAAGATGGTGGTATTTTAAGTAAAGGTGGTTTTGACGAGTTTCCTTATCATGTTCCAAGATGGACTAAATTAGCTGGTGAAGTTTACGGTAGAAGTCCAGGAAGAACAGCGTTGCATGATATACGAGTAATTAATGCAGTCCAACGACAAGTGTTAATGAAAGGCGATCAACAAATTAATCCAAGCTTAGAAATTGAAGATGATTCAATTATTGGAGATGTTGCAACTGGCAGTGGATCTATTATTTGGAAAGAACCTGGTTCTGCACAAATTAGACCTGTTGAGACTGGTGGTAGACTTGATTGGGTTGATTACACAATGTCTAGGTTGGAAAAGAAGATTAATGAAGCTTTCCATGTAGACTGGTTATTGCGTCAAAGAAAGAATGAACGTCAAACAGCATTTGAAGTAGCAGACGAAAGAGACGAGAAGTTAAGAATGATGTCTCCTATGCTTGGAAGATTGCAAGTTGAGTTGTTTGGTCCATTGATACAGCGGTCTTATAATCTTATGGCAGAACAAGGTAAATTTGCTGAACCTGATGTAGAATTAGGAAGACTAGAGATAAAATACACATCTCCAGCAGCAAAAGCACAGTTTTCAGTTAAATCTCAAAACTCAAGACGATATATAGAAGAGTTATCCTTACTAGCACAATTAGATCCTAATGTAATTGATGTTATTGATACCGATGCACTTTCACTCGCAATGGCACAGTGGTCTGACATTTCAACTAAAACCACAAGAACACCAGAAGAAATACAAGAGTTGAGACAAGCTAAAGCAGAAAATGAAGCCAGACAAATGGCGGTAAATAATGCACCACTAGAGGCATCTGCTATTAAAGACTTAGCACAAGCTCGAAGTATGGAACAAAACATATGAGCAAAGTAATAGAAGACAAAGTACAAAAGATTAGAGAAATAGAGTTACAGAAAAAATCATTTAAAAAAATATTCCGAGGTAGGAACGGAAAACTAGCAATGACAATGTTAGAAAGTTTGTGTTATTACAATACTTCTACATACGTAAAAGGAGATCCACAAGGCACTGCTTTAAATGAAGGTGTACGGAATACATTGCTTAAAATAAAGGATTTTATATCTACACCAGACAGTGAGTTTGAGCGTAGATCCGAAGCAAAAATCAAAACATTAAGACATGAGCGAAGAACAAACGATGGAATCGGCAGTAGCTACACAGTCTTCACCGACTGATACAGTAGCTGAAACAACAACAGAACAACCGCAAACTAATCTATTAAACGAGGGTGCAACAATTGCATCTGCTGAAAAAGATTGGTTAAACGATATAAGCGAAGAGTTTAGATCAACTCCTTCTATTAGTAATGCTAAAAACATTAATGATATTGCTAAACAAGTTGTAAACTTAGAGAAAGTATTAGGTAAACCTAAAGTTTCTTTACCACAGGAAAACTGGCAAGAATCAGATTGGAATGAGTTTTACAATAAAACAGGCAGACCAGAAACAATAGATGGTTATGATTTAAGTTATAATTCTGAGCATATTAAATTTGAGGATAGTGATAAAAACAAACTTGCAGAATCGTTTCATAAAGCTGGACTCAGCCAACAACAAGCAAGTGCAGTTTTTACGAGTATTGCTGAGAGGGAAGCAAACTTATCTCAAAGTGTCGAAGAGAAATTCATTTCTAACGAAACAAACGCTAGAGAAGTGTTGCAAAAAGAATGGGGTGATGATTTCGAGACTAATTTAAAACTTAGTAATGCAGCTTTAAACAAGTTGTTGCCTAATGATGTTGCAGAACAAGTGCAAGAAAGATACGGAAACGATCCAAATCTAATTCAATTGTTAGCAAATGCAGGTAAATCATTAATGGACGATACAGAGTTTAAAGGAACACTACAATCTAGCTCATGGACAAGTCCTGTCGCTGCTAAATCAGAATTAGATCAGTTAAGGTCTGATCCAGTTTTTACATCACAATTAACAAATAAAACAGACCCAGGTCATAAATTTGCTTTAGAAAAATGGACTGAGTTACATAGAGTTGCAGCTAGTTAATTGTCTAAATAAGTTATAATTCATAAGCCTTGTCATTAATTTGATAAGGCTTTTTTATTGACAGATATATAGTTATGAATAAATGTTAATTTAAGTTTGTCCTCACTATGTGAAGGCTCATTGTCAGATTGTCCTGTTTTTGGGGTAGCTATCTTAGAGTTAATCGAGGATAGCAGACATCAAACCAATTTTAATTTTAAAACAGGATATAAAATGTCAAATCAAGTGACTGAAGCTTTTGCACAGCAATACAGTGCAAACGTAGACCTAATATTCCAACAAGAAGGATCAAGATTGCGTCCATACGTGACTGAAGATCCAATGGGTGCGGAATACAAATACTTTGATCGTGTAGGTGCGGTTAATGCGAAACTAAAAGGATCACGTCATGGTGATGTGCAATATAGCGACACACCACAAAGCAGACGTAGAGTTTCTTTCGAGGATTTCTACTCAGCAGACATGATTGATAAAGAAGATAAACTCAGAATGATTATTGATCCTACTTCTGAGTATGTAACTACTGCTGTATATGCTTTAGGTAGACAAATGGATGAAATCATCCTAGATGCTGCTTTAGGCACTGCTTACACTGGTAAAACTGGAAGCACATCTGTTTCTTTTCCAGCATCACAACAAATTGCAGTAAATTTTGTTGAATCTGGTGGAGCAACAGACAGTAATCTTACAATTGGAAAGCTTAGACAAGCCATCTTAAAACTTCGTGAAGCTGAAGCTATTAAAGATGGTGAAACTCCAGTTTGTATTATTAACGCTGCTGCTGAAAACTCATTGCTGAGAACTACTGAAGTTACCAGTGCTGATTTTAACACAGTTAAAGCTTTAGTTAATGGCGAAATCAATACTTTTATGGGTCTTGAATTTTGCAGAACTGAGTTAGTTCGCAAGGATGCAAGCG